GTCCTGTACTGCACCAGATTCAAATACCTGCATCTTTGGAGCAAACCAAGGATATTTCATCTGCTCGTCTTCAAAGACTCCATGTTTGATAAGTAACCAACCAAAACCTGCATAGTCAACTGTGAATGGTTTCTTTCTCTTCTGTATTGAATCTAATGTTTCATGGTTCATCACTCCACCGTTACCTTTGAAATCATCTTCATCTAACCAGTGAGCGACTGAAGTTGTTCTTCCATCTTCTGTGCAATACCAACCTGATGCAATCTTTTCGTCCATTAATACAAGTTGATAGAACTTTTCAACATTGAAAACAATATCAGAGTCAATCCATAACTGATAGTCATACTTAAGTTTACCATCCCAAGGTAATTGATCTGGTCCTCGAAGAACGTTTGCACCAAGACACTTACATCGGGCAAAATTTACCATTGATGAATAGTCTTGTGATATTTGTATACTTGCTTTGTTATGAACAAGATCAAAGCAAAGAGTTACAAAGTTTTTTAGAAATGTATATGATACTCCTCGACCTGGTAGACAGAATACAACTGTCTTACCTGCTATCATCTTTTTTGCTTTATCATAATCCCATTCTGGTTCATCTACAGATTTTGCTTTTGCCTTTGCCTGTGCAACTGCAGATTTAACCGTGAATCCTTTCGCCATAATAATTTCAATTGTACTTATATAATACTCTATTATCTATAAGTTGTCAATAAGAGTGCTTTTATTTTTTCTGTTCGGTTTTTTCAATAGCTTTTAATATTTTATAGTCTAATTCAATACCTTTATGCTTGAGGACAATTGCCTTTGCCATTGTCATCTCTGTACTGTAAAATACAACGGTTTCATTTAATCCTGAGTCACCACTCATAAATCAGTCTCCTTTACTTTAGAATAACTAATATCTACTTCTCTCTTTTGCAAATATAACACTAATCTTAATTATTTACAAGTTTAATAATTGCTTTAGATTTGTTTTGTAACATTAATCGTCTTTATTTGTGATGATAACTTCATCACCATCTGAATCAAACTTAATTGAATTACCTTCATACCAGTTCATTTCATTCATGATCCATTCGGGTATAATCGTAAAGTATTCCCCTGTAACTGGATCGGTCTCTATGGTGGTCAAAATTTCTGCGGGATTTTTTTTCATATAGGTGGATTATTTTTTTCATTCTGACTTTATATATTACTGGGAAAATTTTTATATATCAAATGCAACATTTATCTCGCTTCCGTAACACTTTGTAGGTTAGGTTCCCTCCGCATTTTTAAAACGGGGGGCATCAACGCCCCCAACTGCTGTATCTACGAACGAATGATATTAAAGTTGTATCTGCTGAATGTCTCTCTGTCTACCAACTTATAAACCCCATATGTGCTGTGCATTACATACCCTTCCCCTGATATATACTGATTACCTAAGAAACAGTCAAAGTCCGCATTATCTCTCATAAGGTGCATATACTCCTCTTTGATACTCTTAACCAACAACCACAACCTGATTAACTGATAGTTTGCGAACTCTTCCGCAACTACTTTATCTCCGTCCCTGATATACGCATTAAGATCAATTTTGATCTGCTTTGCTTCTTTCTCTGTCGCAAACTCAACTAAGGTTGACATTTGCTTTGCAAACTGAACCATTTGCTGTATATCCTTAGTTGCACCAAATTTACTAATCCACGCATCAGGTTGAATGAAGTCTGCACCACGACCACTTAAGAGAACAAATGACAGTGGTTTTGCTTCCATGTCCTTAAGTGTGTTTCCCGTATAATAAGTATGTGGAGCAACGACAACTCCCCCGTGCATCACTTCGTTAAAAGTGTAACTAATCGCATTAGGTTTATAATCTCTGTAACCACCGAACCCTATAAAATCACCTTGAAACACTTGAAAAGGGACTTCTTCACTACGTGGCAAACAGTGCAAACAACGAATTAAAATAGATTGCAACTCTACGTTTTTATGGTTGTTGCATATATCCTCTACAGTATAATTAATTTTTGGTGTTCTCTTATTAAATACGGACTTCGTACCAACAAAAAATTTGTCATTGTCTGGGTTGATTCCCCACACTATAGAGGGTGATCCGTCAATCTTAACTGAGTAGTCATTCGGTGCTAAGAACCCGTCTAATACTGACAGGTTGCCTGTCAGTATAGAATCTTCGGGGTGTTCGATGTGAAGATTTTTCATATTAAGCAAAGATGGGGTTTGCGTATTTTGAGCAAGGGTGTGGATTCTCAGGTGAGCAACCAAAGGAAGCAATGAAGTTGTCTAACTCTGTGATTTCGTCAGGTGTAAGGTCATCAAAGTCAACTGTTGCTATGTGGTCTACTCCCCACTCTGCGACCTCAAAAACGAACTCCTCCCAATCGCAACATACATGTGCTACGTTTTCAAAGTTGTCGTTTGAAAGGATTCTGTTTGAAATTGCTTTTGAACGTGGTAACATAATTTTTAAATTTGTTTTGTGGTGTATGTCCTTATTATAAAGGAAAATGGGGTCGTCCGTGACCCCTTGTAACATTAATTAATATTAGAAATATTTTCTTTCTCCAAGTGAAAGAGGTCTCTGACCATATTCCCCAACGTGGGTATTCATTGTGTCATATGCCTCTGCGTATCCATATTGCTCAGACATTGTAAACATTACGTCGTCTATTTCGTCAGGTGCACAAAAAAGGTTTTCTACCTCTTGCACTTTACCAAGTTTATTATAAGCAGTAATTTTGTAATCGAACATAATTTTTAAATTTGTTTTGTGGTGTATAATACTATTATAAAGGGTCAGATACCCAATCGTGGGTATCTGAAACAATTGTTTACAATTCGGACAATTCAAAAATCATCTCATTCATTTCGTTTAAGTCTGCCTCCCCCCAGTCTGCTCCATCAGGTGTTGCATCATTTTCAAATACTCCGTAGATGTATTGTAAAAATTCTGGGTAATCTCTGCATTCTTTTGCAATCTCATATAAACCCTGATCAGATCCGATCCATAAAGCACAATTCCAAGTAGTCCAATCTGACCAACCGTTGTACTCTTTTTTTGGTGTATCTGTGAGATTTAGTTTTGTCTGAAACATTGAGTAACTCCTTTTGTAATGGGACGGGACTTACAACACTATTCTGTTATGAACAATTAACCCATGTTCAAGGTGTGGAAGACGTATGCCCGTGTATGTCCTTATTATAACGGATATTAATTGTAAAGTGTGGATCATTACAACTAATATTAAGGTCAAATGGACAGTTTTTTAACTGTCCACTCGTCAGCTGCTGCGGCTGAGATGTCAGCCGCCTTACATATATGATGTAAGGGGATGGGGTCGGTTTTTACAGAATGAAAGACAATTAAGATAAACTCCCATATAATCCTGAACCTTATTGTACAGGTCGTTTATTCTCTCATCCTCATTGCGACCCTGTGCATCCCAAATCCCGTAGGCATTATCTCTTTTGAAATTGAGATCCTCTATCTCTTTTTCTGTTTTGAATTTTGTGTCAAATTCAAGATGCTCAACAATATATTTTTTGTTGACGTATGGAGTATTTTCTGTGACCATTATTTTGCCCTCCAAAAAAATGCGTTTTCTCCGTTGATTTGCTCAATCAAGGCATCTGCTTTTTTATCATTCTCTCTCTCCAAATCTTCACACATCCTTATCAATTCTCTTAACCCTGCTACGTCCTTCTCAAATTGTTCGGTGGTGTACATAAAGAACTCCTTGTGGTGTATATGTTTATTATAAAGGATATACCCACACTTTGGAAGTAAAATGTGGGTATTGAAACAATTGTTTACATTAGGTTTAGTTGCTCTAATCTATTAATAATATTGACTTCTGTTAAAGGTAAGACATTATCATCTTTTTTTGAACTCCATTTATAAGACCCTTCAACATCCCTACTCATATTTGTTGTTAATGTCTCTTCTAAGTATTTTCTAGGTTGAATAGCAAAAACAAAATCATCAGGTGTAACTCCTAAACCAAAAGCATAGTCATAATCAATTTTTTTCTTTAATCCGTTCCATTGAAATTTTCCGTTGCTGTCTTCTGTTGCGGTTTTAACTTCGATCTTAATATCAAATTGACCTGATATTTTAACTATTACGTCATAATCTCCCTTGTCTGCTCCTACTACGTCAACTGTTACAACTGCATTCGGATATAATTCTGTATAAATTTGGTTGAATATATCTCCTACGATTTGCTCTCCTGCGTCCCCCTTTGGTGTATTGTCTGCAATTTTGAAAATATAATTTGGTTTTGGTGTTCCGTCCGCATTAAACCATTTACCCTGTACTCTCTTCTGAAGTTCTTGTGTTGCTTTGGTTGTGATAGATTGGAAAGACATTTTTGAAAATTTCTTTTGATACATTCATTATAGAGGATATTGGGAACTTGTGTAGTCCCCATGTGACAGTTTAAAAAGTGGCACAGGGTCAGCTGCATTGTTCATCTAATGCATTATAATAGAAGTATAAGAGAGGTGGGAAGTATCACCGAAGACGAAAAAGATCGAAACCGAGGGAGCCTTATTTTTTTTTATAATAAAATAAGCTTATTTTTTTTATAAGAAAATTGTCTCAATATTCTGAGACAATTTTTAACCAGTTCCAAACCTCTGCTTTTGTTAGATATCCTCTAACGTCCTGCCATTCGTGGTCATCATAGTGTAACTGGTCTCCCTTTAAAAGTGCAATTTCATAAAGTCCCTCTTTACCTCCATAAGAATGTTCGTGGCATGCTACGGACAACCCGTAACCATTTTCGCAGTAATACCTTACTACTTCATCATTAGGGCGAATGTCTCTCCTTGTATAGAAGATGTCTTTTG